CCGAGATCTACACTAGATCGCTCGTCGGCAGCGTCAGATGTGTATAAGAGACAGGAATTAGACTCGAAGGACAAAGAACATCGTTCAAAAGAGTTATTTCGTTATTTGAAATCCGAAGAAGGTAAAAAGTGTTTAATACAGGGGTAATGTGATGTCTGGTAAATTATGTACAGGTAGTTCTGAAAACAACATAGGCGCAGCGCGTCTGTCTCAAAGCAAAGCCTTCTGTGAAGGTGTAGCCTATCGTAGCCAGGGTGCTTCTCTGTCGTTCCCTCGAACTGGGAATCCTCATCCTAACGGTACTCCTGATTATCAGGCCTGGGATGCTGGTTGGCTGGTTGTCGAAGGACAAGTGGCTAGCCCCATTGATCCTGCCACAGCTCCTTGCTGTGCTGTTTCAGCAGCGGTAATCGTAGCGTAATGAGACGCCCACTCCTCATGATGAGAACCCGTGGACTGACTGGCCCGCTTATGTCGCGTCACGCAGGAGCACGGGCATCTCATCCCCTTTCCCATTCCTCTGGTGTCAAGTTATCAATTGGGCAGTTCGGTCAGGTTGATATGGTCGAGCTTGGTAGCTATATGACTAGCCAGGGATGGACTGTTATTAATCAGACGAATGATACTTTCGAGATTCAAGAGACTGGTGGCTTCGTCACGCGGATGAATATGGACGCGTGCTTCTTTGATCCTTACATTGGCCCTGTACAGGTCGATCTTGAAGAAGGTATGAACCTTCAGGGGTTCTGTCTCTAATGGATTACTTAGAAATAATTGATTTGGCTTTATCGTATGCTGATAGGCAGGATGAAGAAGTCACTAGCCGAATTGATAAGTTTATCAAGATAATGGAGTCTCGTACCAATCGTAAGCTCCGGACATTTGATATGTCCATACGTGCTGAGCTTGCAATGATCCCTGATCAGTTGTATTATGGACTTCCTCCTGATTTTGGTGGTCTCAGAGATATTGAGATTGTTGGTACTACTGGTAGCAGCCGTAAAACGCTGAGATATGCTAGCCCTGAACAGCTTAATCAGCTTCAGAACAGAGGTGGTCATACCAATAAAATCTGGTATACCCTGATAGCTAAGCAGGTTCAAATCTGGCCTGCTCAAGATGATGATAAAACTCTTGAGATCATCTACTATCAGAGGCTGGAAAACCTTAGCTCTACCAATCCAGAAAATTGGCTTTCAGAGATCAACCCTGATGCTTATATCTTTGGTATCCTTGTGGAAATCAGTTCTTTCACAAAGGACAAAGAAACAGCCATTATGTGGGATGGCCGATTCCTCGGTGCTCTTGCTGAGATAACCGAACAAGATGCTTCGGATCGTTGGTCTGGAACTGCTCTGGAGATGCGTCTTGGTTGAGATAGGCAATTGGACAGCGGAAAACTGCACCACTGAAGGAACAGGGGATCTGTTGCTTTCTGGTGCTATAGTTTCTGGTGTCAAATTTAAAGACTCTGTTCCTTCTGGAGAGGTCTGGTATGCAATCACAGATGGCCTAAATCGAGAAGCGGGCATTGGTGTATTCAACGGTAATGATCGTATCGTTCGCCAGTCTATTACAGCCACTCTCAAAGGAACAATCTTTGATGATGATAACCCTTCTCCTCTGAGCCTTGATGGTACGGCCATTGTAGCGTGTACTTTTAACGCTCTGGCCTATCGTCGTCTTGTTGAGTCTATTGAGATTAACGCTGCTGCCATTGCTGATAACGCTCTGGCTATCCTTCAGAACGCTTCTGATATATCTGATAATGCTGACGACATAGAAGATAATAGAATTGATATTGACCTCAATAGAGATGATATCGACACTATCCTTACTGGCTATATGTTTGATGAGAAGCTGGCAGGGTATCTGGATACTGGCTTGCATGAAACATATGTCGGTGATCTTAATGCCATTAACGTAAATAGTTCTTATTCAGTGCGTGGCGATCAAGTGACTAATGAACCCGATGACTATGGTCAAACATCGTGGGGCGTAATTCATACGGATTTATGGGCTGCTGACACCCGTGGGGTACAGGTCATAGTCGGGTATAACGGCAGCAACATTTACAAGCAATGGCAGCGCGGCCTTGATGGTGGCGGGTTCCAACCGTGGAAACTGGTGGTCGATGCAGAGGGTGTCCTGCCTTCTGGTGGTGTTATCGGTGATATCCTAGTTAAGCAGTCTAGTGATAAGAATGATGCTCTTTGGGGCAATACTCTTGATAGTGGGTATTTCACATGAGCTTTATCCACAAGATACTCCGGTCTCTGATCCCTGGCGCTCAGCCTACTGGTGGCTCTGCTGAAGAAGGTGAGCTTTATGCTAACCTTCCTGATCATCGTTTAGGCATCATCGATCAGTTCGGTGACCCCATTGATCTTATAGCTGTTACCCATCATTCTGATCAGGCCGAATATGATCTTAATGATCTGGTGCAGGAAGCGGGAGCTATCTACCGCTGTGTAGTCGCGCATACTGCTAAGGTCTTTGATCAAGGTGACTGGGTATCTATTGGTGTAGCAGTCGGTACTGCTCTTGCTTTTAACTATCGTTGGGATAGCAGTACCTCAGGCACACCTCCTCCTGGTCACATTGGAGCAAGCGTAAACTATCCGCTTCCTCAACCTCCAACAGAGTATACACTCTACGCTCATCAACAGACTGATGATACTGGTGATATCAGTGTCTTCTGGGATGCTCTTCGAGTTGGTGATTACATGTTCTTCAGGGAGTCTACTGGTAACCTTGAGTCTGCAGGAATGCTCATTACTCAGGTTAATCCTAAGGTTGGTGATGTATATTCGTTTACTGGCTTTAACACAGGTTCCTCTGCTACTGAGCCAGAGAACAATAGATTAGGTGTAGTCTCACTCCTAGCCAATCCTAGCTCTCGTTTGCCAGAGGGTGGCCTAGAGGATGAGGCATTGGTTAAGATCTCATCAGGTAATTATGATGTAGATTGGCAGCTTCCTTTTAGCCCATATCTCGATGGTTATAATAAGTCTGGGCGCCATAATAGCTACGTTGGCGATCTTAATCTCATAGAGGAAAACTCAAAATATAACTTTGAAGGTAACTCAGTCACCAATGAACCATCTGATTTTGGGAGTGGCAATTGGGGATTCATTACAACTATGGTGTACACTAATAGCGAGCAATGGGCTACGCAAGTTATTGTTGGAATGAATGCCTTTAATGGCCATAAGCAATGGATGCGAGACAAAGAAGCTGACGTATGGGACACCTGGAAACTGGTCGTCGATGGCGGCGCATTTACTGAGCGGCTGGCAGGGTATGACGATGACGGCGTACATATTGCGTTTTTTGGTGACCTTAACACCATCCTCCATAACAGCAAATATAGCGTCCGTGATACTGATGTTACTAACGCACCTGCCGGTCTAGATGATATCGGGTATATAACTACTGATGTTAGAACAATCAATGCAGTCAACCAAAGAATGGAGGGTAGAAACAGCACCTTTGGTAAAGTTTGGGTGCGTGAGCTTGTCTCGTCGGTCTGGAGTGATTGGGTACTGGTAGTCGATGGTAGTACGTTTCCGCAGCGTCTGGCAGGGTATGCTGATACTGGTCGGCATGAGGACTTTACCGGCAATCTAAACGATATATCTCTCAATTCGACCTATAATTTTAATTCTACAGTCGTTACCAACGCCCCGCCGGATTTTACAGTTGGGTGGGGATTTATTACGACTTACACCCTTAGTGCAAACCCCACGGGTAATTCGATGCAGCTAGTTTATCAGCAGCAACCACAGGGGATTTTCAAGCAATGGATGCGCCAAAAGGTGAGCAGTGTATGGAGCGCATGGAAGCTGGTGGTCGATGGTGGTGCGTTCACAGAGCGACTGGCAGGGTATGCGGACACTGGCCTGCATGAATCGTATAACGCTGATCTGAATGATATCACTGTCAATGGTAAATGGGTATTCGTAAATGCTAATGTTACAAATCAACCTAGTGATTTTGCTAATACTTATGGATTTATAACTCATGACGAAACCACGGCAGGAGGTAATCGCGCTACTCAAATTATCACAGGCGCGTGGAGTGGTAATCAGTATAAAATGTGGATGCGGCAGTGTACTAATTCCCGTGTTTGGGAAGACTGGAAACTGGTAGTCGATGGTGGTGCTTTTTCACAGCGATTGGCAGGGTACACTAACGGCATATCCCAAGATGATTGCCCACAAGATTTAGACACCATCATTTGGTCATCAATGTATAGTGTACTCGGTTCTGGTCAAGGTCTTGTAAACGACCCGCCAGATTATAGTCAAGGTGGGCGAGGATTTATTCAAACGCTGTTGCAAAGTGCAAACTACGGCATGCAGTATCTTTTTGGCCGCAGTGGCAACAATGCAGGTAAGATATGGCAACGCGATATTTCTAATGGTGTTTGGCAACCCTGGGCAATAATCGTCGATCCTGCTGGCGGTGGTGGTGGCGACAAGCCTGTCGGCGCTCTGGAATTTGGCTACAATCCAAACGGTATCCTGTCTGGAGTCTGGACTCAATGGCCAGAAGGCACGTTCTTGATGAATACCGTAGGAGGAGCTGATCCTTCTGGCGGTAGCAATACTGCTGTCGTAGTTAGCCATACTCATACGATTGCCCATACGCATTCGATAGCTCATGATCATCCGAATACAACTACTAGCACAGCCGGTAATCACTCCCATGCTGCGGCTGGTAATCATACTCATTCTTTTACTGGCTATAGTGGTAACAACAACTCTGGTGGCCGAGTCACTACTAGTTCCTCAAGTAATGTTCGTGGTACTGCTGTTACTGGCGCTGCTGGCAATCACTCCCATGCCGCTGCCGGTAACCATACGCATACCCTTAATGTTCCTGCTTATTCTGGTAACTCAGGCGCGTCGAGTGCCGCCAATTCTGGATCTGCTGGCCAAAGCGGAGCTAATAAAAACAAGCCTCTGTATAAGGGTGTGGCAGTCTGGGAGAGAACAGCATGAACCAAGTCTTATTGGCTGTTTGGATTGTTACCCTTCTTAGTGGTTGTGTTGTTGTTCTTTGGAGTGATAATATTGATGTTGAGCAGGATGGTGTTGAGAACCATACTGCTACTGGCAATATGGGTAAGACCAAGCCAACCTTTAATCAGGATGGTAAGCGATGAACGCTCAATTTGGTGATATCCTATTCGGCGATGCCATATTTGCGAATTTTGATTTTGGTGATGATCGTCCTCAGTCTTGGATACAGATATGCCCTGCTCGCAATAAGTTTCTTCCTATTGGCAGAGTCGATAGTATATTCATAAACGCTCCATTAGCAGTAGCTAATTGGGCTATACAGTCTCTTGAAGCTTCGGCTTGGGCTAACAGGCAGGTTGCTATAAATGCCTGGAATGGCGTAGCTCCAGCGGTAAACTTGTTGGTAGCAATTCCGAGAGTAGCTAGTCAATGGACTCCAAAGGAAGGTGCTGCCAACTACTTTAATGTTGATCCAATTGGAACATCCGGTTGGTCAAATCAATCTCCTGCTGAGACAGTTTGGGCTGCTAAGCAGGTTGCGTCTAGTGATTGGAAGAATATCAATTCACGAGATATCGTATTAACTAAGTGTAGTAGGAGAACGTAATGGGCCTAGAAGCCGCAGACTTTATCGCAGGACTTGACCAGTCATGGCCTACAGGCTTAGACAAGTTAAACAAGGGTGATGATCATCTTCGCCTTATCAAGAAGGTTATGAAGGACACCCTTCCTGGAGCTGGAGGTGAGGGTTTTGCCCGCGCTATCTTAGCAACAGAGGATGAGATTGATAACACAGTAGGATCTACTAGTAACATACAGGCGCAAATTACAGACAATGCCGATGCCATTGCTCTAATCCAGGATTCTGTAGATGAGAATACCTTTGGTGTAGTCCCGATTGGTGGCATTGTACTATACAGTGGCGCATTCGTGGATATCCCTGGTAACTGGGCTCTCTGTGACGGTCAAGGTGGAACCCCTGATATGGACAAAAGGTTTGCCAGAGGCACTATTGCTGAAGGTAGCTTAGGCAATTCTGGAGGCTCTGATGACGCTGTAGTAGTAAGCCATGGGCATACTACCAATAGCACTGGTGCTCATACTCATACTGTTCCTGTCTATGACGATAACAGTAATGATGGCTCCAACCCCAGAGGTGTATCTGACCCAGAGCAGATTTCTAGCAAGGCCACTTCTTCTGCTGGTAGCCACTCACATACTGTTAACGATACTGGTGTGAGCGGAACTGATAAGAACATCCCTGCCTACATCGAGCTGGCTTACATTCGTCGGATGACCTAAGATGGAAGTTCTCAGATTAAATAACATAGGCTTGATGGGGATCTCAACTGATGCTCGGCCCTGGTCGTTACCTCCAGAGTTTATTACATCTGGGATCAACTTCAGAATCTTCGCAGGATCGATACTGGCTAAGGGTGGCAAGATCCTTTGGTCAACGGCTCCTGCTGGCTGGTTCCCTGCGCATCCGTTCCACGTTGGCTCGACTAGCGGAGATTTCTGGCTGGTAGCCGGACGTTCTGCTATCTACGCCTTTGATGGATCCTCCTGGACAGACGTAAGCTCTGTATTAGGATACGGCAATCTGGGGCTAAATGATGAACTCCTTTGGACTTCATGCATGCTAGGTGCCATACCTATCTTTAACAATCCTCAAGCCCAGCCTGAGTACTGGTCTCCTCAGGACGTAGCCCAGAAGATGCAGGAGCTGATGTTTGATCCAGTCAATACCTGGACTGACAAAGGATATAGTGCTGCTATCTTCCGGTCACATCGTAACTTCCTGTTTGCCATGAACCTGACTGAAGGTGGTGAGGAGTTCCTGGATTCATTCCGTTGGTCTCACCCTGCTGATGCCAATGGCCTTCCTGCTACATGGGATGAGACTGATCCTGCCTTCCTCGCGGGTAAGGCATCCTTGGGTGGCGAGGGTGGCAAGATCATTGATGCCTATACAATGCGAGACGCCTTCTGTATGTACTCAGAGAGTGCCGTTAATGTTCTTGATTATACCAATGACGAGTTTGTCTGGAGACGTCGCAAGCTTTCCGCTACTGTCGGCCTTCTGGCTACTGATTGCGTTATTGAGGTTAAAGGCTCTCATTTCTTCCTAGCTGATGGAGACATTGTAAGGAATGATGGCAACAAGATTGAGTCTATTGCTCACGATCGTATAAGGGCTGACCTGTCTGCTCGCATAGGTATTGATAACTATGAGCGTTCATACGCTGTTCGTAATGATTCCCTGAAGGAAGTCTGGTTCTGTATTGCAGAGGAAGGTGAGGAATACCCCAATATAGGTTACGTGTATAATTACCGTGACGATTCCTGGGCAATAAGAGACCTCCCTGACACCGTAGCCTTCTCCAACTACGGTAGTCAGGCGAGGGCTTCTCAGTCTTGGGATGATACAGTTGATGAGGAGCTTTGGGATAACCAAGTTCGCGCCTGGACATCAGCCAGAAACACTCCTATTGATGACACAGTCGTAGGTATGGCTCCTGAAACAGGTGAGCTATTTATCCTTGATCCATCAACTACTCCTGATGAGGATGTTCCTTCCAGGGTCGAGAGAACAGACTTTCCGCTAGTTGATGATCGTACTGTTACTACAATTACAAGAGTCTATCCTCACATAACTGGTGAGGGTACTATAATGGTTCAGTTCGGTTCTCAGGACTATCCTGGTGCTCCAGTACGCTGGAAGCCAGAGTTGCCTTTTAACCCTGTTACAGATCGTAAGGTTGACCTCAGGACTACTGGTGAACTACATGCTTGGCGCTTCCAGTCTTTAGGAAAGACAGAATGGATCATGTCAGGTATGACAATTGAGTTTGAATACGCAGGTCTTAGATGAGCATTAGTCAAGAAGATGTACCTGAAAGCGTTGAGGAGGTTCTTCGTGAATTCCTCCAACGTAGATTCATTGATATCGCAGTGTCTCTTGATCAACCTGCTCGGTATGTTGAGCGTAAGGAGATGCCCTATAAGCCACAGGTAGGTAGCATCTATTATTTTGGTGATCCAATAGATCACAACTATGACCCTGCTATTTTGGCAGAAGGTTGGTGGGGATTGAAGTCTACAGGATGGGTATTGATAGCATGAGTGACTTAACATTAGCAGCAGTACCTGCTAGCCTGATTGATTTACTCTGGGATCAGATTGCCCCATTTATTGACATGGTAGCAGATAAAGCACCTGACGATATTGTTACAAGCAAGGTAAAAGAGAATTGCCAAGCAGGCAAGGTGATGCCTGTTATAGTATATCGTGGCAGCAATATAGTAGCTGTTAATATACTTGATGTAAAGACACTTGATAGTGGAATGAAGGTTTTGTATATTCCAATCATCGGTGGAGCAGAACTAGATAATTGGTCTGAAGACTTCATGAAACTTGCTACAGAGATAGCCAAGGATTTCGGTTGTTCAGAATTACGTGGTATGGCAGTCCGTAAGGGCTGGATGACTAAACTAAAACCTCTCGGATGGGAAGAAATGTTCACCACCGTCCGTTGTAAAATAGGAGAATGATATGGGTGGCAGCGCAGGTAAAAGTGAATCAGATAGCAGCAACAATTCGTCGTTTGATCAGAGTGTATGGGGC